ATTTATGATCATATGCCTCTTTGAATCTTCGAAGCCTCTTTTCTCCAAAGCCTTCGCTATCTGCCAGTGCTGAAAATGCTGTTGTCATGATGTTTCCATAGAGTGTTGTTGCTAGGATTTCAAATGCTTTGTCTAATCTTGTATTGTCGATCAGTAATCCGACTCCTAACGCACCTCTAAGTTTTAATTCTTTTTCTGCTTCATCTATCCCTTTTTCTCTTGCTATTCTGACACCATAGCTCATTCCTGCCATTCTTGCTTCTTGTTCTTTATCTAATTTTCCCATTTTGATACCTCATTCATATCGACCTGCACCAGATCCATACTGGTGCCACGCCGTACATCTCATGTTCTCTTCTTCCTGCTTCTTTAGTCTCTCGGTTTCTCTCTTCTTCTCATCCAGGCACTCCTGCCGGTATTCATCATCCCATTTTTTCAACGTTGGCTGGCTGATCGTTGTCAGCTCTGACAGCTTCTTGTAGCTTATCCCTGTTGAGATGATCAGCCGGACCATTCCTTTCTTGAAATTTTCTTTATATCTCATATCGTTTTCTCAGACAGCTTGGTTCTTTACCTGATACAACGCCTTTATCTCTGATCGCTGATCTGTTATCTTTTGCCCGATCTTATAAAGTCTTGTGATTCTTCGTTTTTTGATTTAGAAAATTGTAAAAAACTAAATCTAATATTTGAGAAATTACATTTAAAAGAACCTGAAAAAATATGTTTGGTATTGATTGCTTGGTTAACAGTTACTTGAAGAATCCCTCAGGTAAAGAACCAAGCTGTCTGATCGTACTCCTTTACTTATGGTATCCGGCACAATTGCCTATATAGTGCCATCTTAAATCCTTGCACTTTGTCTCGTTTGCCCCCCCCTGTTATCTCAGGGTAGAAACGCTTATACCACTTCATCAGTGTCTTATGATCGATACCGGATGTTCTACTGATCTCATTTGTGGACATGCCATGTTGGATCCATAACTGTACAACACGGCGTTTAAATCCTTTGCTGTAATTTACCATCAGTTCTCCTTTCCGCCCACTGCCTTAGGCAGCAGGCTCATGGCTTATACTGGCTGTTTCTTATGCGTTTTGTTAATAGTTACTGTGTGGTATATAATTCAGTCCATCCGGCTGATCTCTGTCCGCATATGTGATCATCTTTCTACGTCCTGTCGCTTAAGATCATCCCGAAACCCACAACTACCACGACTATTACTACGACTTTTTTACAACAATCTTGGTTGTTGGTTGCTACGGACAGAGATCAACCGGATGCTTCATTTTTTCTCAGCTTGCAGCAAGCAACTTATTAATAAAATACTGCTGCCCTTTACCAGTGACCTTTGGTGTCTTATTGATCTTCGTGGAACCATTTGGATGATTGATCACTGTTTCTTTGATTTCGAACAATCCCATATCCATCGCTCGTTGTGTTGGCATATTCCAATCAGATCCTTTTCTCTTGATCAAATAACCATTGTTTCTCATCCACTGAAACAACTTGTTCTGACCAGTCTTCACGCCATTTTGTCTAAGAATCTTTGCAAGCTCTCCGATCAAAATTGACGTATCGCTTTCTGTTACAGCATCTGCAAACACTTCTTTTGGCTTCATACGCTGATTATCTTCAAGCAGTGCTGTATTTTTATTCTCAAGCTCTTCAATTGTCTTGTTAGCTTCCAGGACAGCCAAAGCTAATAGTTCTTTTCCTTGCGGTATATGATCTGCAATCAACTGCTCCATGTCATGAAATCGCTCAATGTATCTTGCTGTAAACTCGGTTCCTTTAATTCCTGTGAGTTTATGAGCAATAAATTCGCATCCTTTCTTTGTGATCTGGTAACATGGTCGAG